AGTTATCCAACAGTACGTGTAGCACTCAACGGAAAGTCTGATACAATCTTATTGACAAAAATAAGAAAAGCAGCCATCGAACGTGGGGGAATGGAAATTGAAATGAAATAAACAAATACAAATTATTAACCTGCTTTATAAATTGTATTACCGGTTATTAAGTGATCCGCAGAAAGAACGAATTTGTAAAATAGCACTTTTAGCAAGTGCAATCCTGTTTTTCGGAAATATCATTATTCACTCATTAATTCAAAACTTATGAAAACATCAATTTCTCAGACTCACCAACGATTTCATAATCGGGTAGCTCAAAAGCAATCAGCCGTACTATTGCATCAAATAAATTTACAAGATATCGTGCCCTTTCTTGTCCTACCGAAATCATTAGTACGCATCGAACGTACCGTTCTTTCGAGTTCTCATCCTGAAAGAATTGGTAAGTCGCAGGTTTTCTATCGAAAGCCCCTTTTAACGCGTGAAGGTAAGTTAGACAAGGGGAGATTAGCTCTCGAAATTCTTTCTCATCGAGAATGATATTTTTAGCCGTAATATCAACAGTTAGTGTGTAAATAGGCAACATAATGTATATTTTTTGATTAGACACCACAAAGTTAACATTAATTATTGCAATGACAACCGTGAAAGAATGGAGACAGCCCGGAGAGACGGCTTATTTTTTAAAAACTTACAACTATGGTAGAATATTATAACAACACATATGCAGTACCGGCACAGTGGCTTGTAAAAGAGGACATTTTGACGAAATCAAATTATGATAATCTTGTAATACGCAAGAAAATAAACGTTGTTCGACGCGGATGTATGAATACGCCGGCACTCGTTGCTTATGATAGCCTTCCTAAACGATTCAGGGATGCCATAGAATTGAAATTTGGCGATGTAACAAAACAATCGGCACATAATGAGTTCGAGGATCATATCATTCAGGACACGGCGGCAATCGAGTTTTACAGCACATTTCAACTGGCCAATGGTAATCAACTGCCTTCTGAGAAAATAACCGAATACTACAATAACGCGATAATTTTGAACGCGATTCACGAGGTTCAGAATAACCGCGTAGCCTTGCGAAAAGCATTGCAGGGAAAAACAACCGGGCTTTGGAAAATTATGTCTAAAACGATAAATAGCCTGGACCGATCCAAATACCCTCACACCTTGCCTTCTAACGAATCACGCTTACATACCCGATACAACCTATACGACGAATCAGGCTACAAAGGTCTTATACATAAGAATTTTTGCAATGATAATTCGAGAAAAGTAGATGCCGCCCTGGAGAACCTGATATTATCTATCTATTGCATGACAAACAAACCCTATAGTTCGTGGGTGCAGGAAGATTATTTGCGCTTCATAGCCGGCGACCTGGAGATTGTAAACATGGATGGCGGGTTGCTGTTCAACCGTCAGGATTTTTACGATGAAAAGAAAGGCAATTACATTTCTATATCTGAAGCAACCTGTTGGAACTACGTGAACAACCCAAAGAACCGTGTGATTGTTGACCGCCTCCGGAGTACCGGACATGTGTTCCTGAGTAAAATCAGACCTCACCACCACCGTCATGCACCTATTTATTCACTCAGTAAGATTTCCCTTGATGACCGTGACTTACCTCGTAAATTGGCTGACGGTAATCGTGTAAAGGCTTATTACGCATACGATGTTGCTTCAGGTGTTTTGTTAGGAGCTTCTTACAGCCTCAAAAAAGACATTCCTTTATTTATTGACTGTCTACGTGACATGTTTCGATTTATTGATGCCCGTGAATGGGGAATGCCGTTGGAAATGGAAGTTGAACACCATTTGGTTGGTAATTTCAAGGATGATCTTTTCAAAGCAGGTTTTGTATTTCCATTTGTGAGATGGTGCGCACCAAGTAATAGCCAGGAGAAACATGCTGAACAATTGAACCGTCAGAAAAAATATGGTTACGAAAAACGCTATCAGGATGGTATAGGCAGATGGTATTTGAAAGATGAAGCCAATGTAACCGGAGGCGAACGTGTGTATGATGACGAAAGTTCCAAATACATTGTGAAGGAACGCACTTACGACTACGACGCTTTAGTTGCAGATGATTTGAAATCAATTGAAAGATATAATAACGGTAAACACCGCGATCAGAAACTTTATCCGGGAAAAACACGCATGCAGGTCATGTTGGAAAACCTTAATCCTAACCTGGCTAAAATAAACCGTCCACACCTGATCAGGTATATCGGTGACAACCGCCAGACAACAATTCAACGGAACATGTATTGTCAAATTCAATATGCCGACTACATGTTACCTGATCCTGAAATTCTGGCTAAACTGGCACCTAACAATTATACAGTAATGGCCTACTTTTTACCGGGTGACGAAATTAAGTCTATTTATCTGTATCAAAATGATGATTATATCTGTGAAGCGAAACGAATAACGAAATACAACACTTCCACAGCAGAACGTACGGCATTAGATGAAGCTGCAATCGTTGAACAGGCGAAATACATTGCTAAGTTTGACAGCATGGCTAAGAAGGGTAAGAATGAATTGGCTAAGATAGTGTTAATTGAAAATGCTTCTCAATATGATGCTGTTGAAGCGGAAATAATTACTGCAACCCCTATTGAAGAAAAGGATACTGAGAATTTCGATAATTACGACGAAAAATATCAAAAAGAATGGGCTTTAAATAGTCTTTAAATAGAATTTCAACAACTTTTAAAACACCACAATATGAACACGGAATTTAAAAACAGAATCATTGCAGCGATAGTACTTGATCGCAACCAATACCAGTCGGCAGCAAAGCAAGCCGTAACATTAGATATCAACAGCGCGCAATTGAGCCGCGTGATCAATGGTGATAATGAAAATGTACTGAGTGAAGCAAAATGGTATTCCATTGCACGCAGGTTGGATGTACAACTTTGTGAAGAGTCTAAATGGATAACGGCTAAAACCCCGGCATATGATTTTATATATCCACAGTTGAACGCTTGTCAACAAAGAAGCATGAGTAGTCTACTTTGCGATATCGCTGACCTGGGTAAGACTTACACGGCTCGTTGTTATGTTAAAGAAAACAAGTTTGCTATTTATATTGATTGCAGCCAGGTGAAAAGTAAACAGAAACTTGTTCGCGGCATATCGAAAGAACTGGGGTTGGGAAACACAGGCAAGTACGCTGAGGTGTATGCAGATTTGGTGTTTTATCTGCGTTCGATTCCCAACCCCTTAATTATACTGGATGAGGCGGGTGATTTGGATTACCCCGCCTTCCTGGAACTAAAGGCTCTATGGAATGCTACTGAGGGCGTATGTGGTTGGTACATGATGGGTGCTGATGGGTTGAAACAAAAGATTGAACGTGCCCTGAGTGCTAAGAAAGTGGGTTATGCTGAATTGTTTTCGCGTTTTGGTAGCCGTTATCAAAGAATTACACCGGACGGTTCTGAGGCTTCCAACGAGTTTAACCGAAAACAAGTGGCTATGATTGCAAAGGCTAATAATCCGGATGTTGATGTGAAGGCAATTATCGCAAAGGTGAACGGATCACTTCGCAGAGTGAAAATTGAGTTGCAGAAATTGAAATAAAGAACCCCAACCCTAAAGGAGCATTAAGACGCAGTTGTTAAAAAATAAATGAAATAGAAATGGCGATTAAACGAGCGTTGACAGTACAAAATATACTTGATAAAGAATATAAGCTTTTTGAATTTGATGGTGCATGGGAAGATGCCTTTTCCCACCCCGAAACGTCGGGAGTTTGGTTTGTTTGGGGAAATAGCGGGAATGGTAAGACAAGTTTTATTTTGCAACTTATAAAGTACCTCACACAGTTTGACAAAGTTCTACTAGACAGCATGGAGGAAGGAACCACACATACGCTTCAGGAAAGTTTTACACGACTAAACATGCAGGAATCACAACGAAAACTGATGATCGTAAAAGAAAACGCTGAAGAACTGGAGAAACGGCTATTATGCAAAAAGAGTCCGAACATCATTATCATTGACTCTTTTCAATATTTTCAATTGACCTACGTGCAGTATTTGAAGTTCAAAGAGAAGTTTCCTAAGAAACTATTAATCTTTATCTCTCACGCAGATGGAAAGTTTCCTGCCGGAAGATCGGCAAAAAGTGTAATGTACGATGCAACCCTGAAGATATATGTTGAAGGGTACCGTGCATTTTCAAAAGGAAGGTACATTGGCAAAGAAGGAAATTTTACAGTGTGGCCTGAAAAGGCAAAAGCATACTGGGGATAATAAAATTAACTATTTAAGATATTAACTATTTACTTTTTAAACATACACAGACATGGCAACAACTTTTATGGATAAACAGAAAAATGCCTTGATAAAAAAGTATCACACTTTATTGAGA